ATCACGCATTTCGTGATGAGACAAAAGAGTCTTTATTCAACTTAGCTAAAATATACGAACAAATAGATTATAACCAAGATTTAAGAAATACCAATGTAGTTACTACCGGGAGTTTTCAGTGGGAGCACGGAATACCAGATACAAAAGTTATTTTTGTGCCAAACCCAAACGGTAGGTTTAAAGTATCGTGGGTTCCACCATATCATTTACAGAATAACGTAATTGTAAGAAATGGGATTAAATATCCAGGCAACGAGCATATAGGTGCTTTTGGATGTGATAGTTACGATATATCTGGTACAGTATTTGGTAGTGGATCAAAAGGAGCATTGCACGGATTGACTAAGTTTTCAATGGAAGACGCTCCTGCAAATATGTTCTTTTTAGAATATGTAGCAAGACCTGACACAGCCGAAACATTCTTTGAGGATGTTCTTATGGCTTGTGTCTTTTACGGTATGCCTATATTAGCAGAGAACAATAAACCAAGATTATTATACCATATAAAGCGTAGAGGTTATAGAGGCTTCTCAATGAATAGACCAGATAAAACAATAAACAATTTATCATCTACGGAAAAAGAGATAGGTGGAATGCCTAACTCGAGTGAGGATATGAAGCAAGCTCACGCAGCAGCTATCGAATCATATATAAATAGTTATGTTGGATTAAAAGAAGATGGTATGTATGGTGATATGTATTTTAATAGAACATTAAACGATTGGACAAAGTTCAAGATAAATGATCGAACAAAATATGACGCATCCATCAGCTCTGGGCTGGCTATTATGGCGTGCAATAGAAATATGTATAAGCCGGTAGCAAATGTCCAAAGAGAAAAGATTAATTTAGGTTTTGCAAGGTATGCAAACAATGGTGCAAATTCAAAAATAATAAGATAAAAAAATATGGCTGAGTCAGTTGTAAAAAGTTTTTTCCCAAGTCAAGTAGCTAGTGATACTGAAAAACTAACTAGAGAATACGGTTTAAAAGTAGGTAGAGCTATTCAAGACGAATGGTTTAAAATGGATACTGGTACAACTAGGTATAGAAGTAATCAGCATTCTTTTCACAGATTAAGATTATATTCAAGAGGAGAACAATCAATACAAAAGTATAAAGATGAATTAGCTATTAATGGCGATTTGTCTTATTTAAACTTAGACTGGAAGATCGTTCCAATCATACCTAAATTTGTTGACATTGTTGTTAACGGTATATCAGAAAGAACATTTGAAATAAAAGCATATTCGCAAGATCCATACGGTATTAACCGTAGAACTGAGTATATGGAATCTATAATCAGAGATTTACAAACAAAAGAACTGAACAACTTTATAGAGAGTGAGTTCGGTATACAAATGTTTGAGAATCCTCAAGAGTTATTGCCAAATTCACAGGAAGAACTTGAATTGCACATGCAGCTTAGTTATAAACAAGAAGTTGAATTAGCGGAAGAGCAGGCAATACAAACATTATTAGAGACTAATCGTTATGAGTTAATCAGAAAAAGGGTTAACTATGATATTACTACAATTGGTATTGGTGCTATAAAAAATTACTTTAGTCCGACAGAAGGTGTTAAGGTAGAATACGTAGATCCAGCTAATCTTGTTTACTCTTACACAGAGTCTCCATATTTTGACGACATATATTATGTAGGAGAAGTTAAAGAAGTGCCTTTAAACGAGCTTAAAAAGCAGTTTCCTGGCTTAACAGACGACGAATTACAATCTATATCTAGCCAAGCATACAAAAATAATGGATTTTACGATAGATCATTAACGAATTATAACGAATCAGACTCAAATACAGTTCAAGTATTGTACTTTAATTTTAAAACCTATATGAATGAGGTATATAAAGTTAAAGAAACAGCAACTGGAGCTACAAAGGTTATTGTTAGAGATGACACATATAATCCGCCGTTAGAAGATTTAGAAGCTAAATACGGTAAATTACAAAGATCAATAGAAGTATTATTTGAAGGAGCATTAATTCTTGGTACTGATAAGTTACTTAAATGGGAAATGGCAAAAAATATGATGCGCCCTAAAAGTGATAGTACAAGAGTTAAAATGAACTACAGTATTGTAGCTCCAAGAATGTACAAAGGTAAAATAGAATCATTAGTTAGTAGAGTTACAGGCTTTGCTGATATGATTCAATTAACGCATTTAAAGTTACAACAAGTATTATCAAGAATTGTACCAGATGGTATATTCCTTGATGTTGATGGTTTAGCCGAAGTTGATTTAGGAAACGGAACAAATTATAATGCTGCTGAAGCGCTTAATATGTTCTTTCAAACAGGTAGCGTTGTAGGTAGATCATATACCGAAGAGGGTGGAATGAATCCTGGCAAAATGGCTATTCAAGAAATATCTACTGGATCAGGAGGAAATAAAATACCAATGTTAATCCAAACGTATAACTATTATTTACAAATGATACGTGACGCAACTGGATTAAATGAAGCTCGTGATGGATCAATGCCTGATGGAAAAGCTTTAGTTGGTTTACAAAAGATGGCTGCTGCAAATTCAAACACTGCTACACGTCACATATTAGACGCAGGATTATTCTTAACTGCTGAGCTAGCTGAAAATTTATCATTAAGAATTTCTGATATATTAGAATTCTCTGGAACAAAAGAAGCGTTTATACAAAAGATAGGTGGTCATAACGTTGCTACATTATCTGAAATGGAAAACTTGCATCTATATGACTTTGGTATATTCTTAACATTAGCACCCGACGAAGAAGAAAGAGGTATGCTAGAAAACAATATACAAACAGCATTGTCTGCTGGCTTAATAGATCTTGACGATGCTATCGATATTAGAGATATAAAAAATCTTAAATTAGCAAACCAATTATTAAAGCTACGTAGAAGAAAGAAATTAGAAAGAGATCAAGCAATGCAACAACAAAATATGCAAGCTCAAGCGGATTCTAATATTCAATTACAGCAAGCTTCTGCTGATATGGCATTACAGAAAGAGCAAGCTATAACACAACAAAAAATGCAATTGCTTCAATTAGAAGATCAATTAGATCAAGGTAAAATGGAGCGTGAGATTGCAGCGAAAAAAGAACTTATGGAATTTGAGTTTCAAATTAATCAAAGATTAAAAGAACTTGAAGCAGAAGTTTATAAAAATAAAGAGTCTTATAAAGAAGACAGAAAAGACGACAGAACAAAGTTACAAGCTACACAACAAAGTGAATTAATAGATCAAAGAAAGAATGGTACACCTCCAAAATCTTTTGAATCAGCAGGTAACGATATACTAAACGGTGATTTTGACTTAGGAATGTACGAGCCTAAGTAATTATAGTAAATAATTATATAATATCATATTTTATGGAAAACGAGGATCAAATCTTAGCGGAAACAGTTGAACAAACTGTTGAGACTACAGAACAAGAAAATAACGATAATCCCGCTGTATCATTATCTGAGAGCGGGAATATCAAAATTGACTTTTCAAAATTAAAATCAGAAACAGATGCCGTTCAAGAGCAAAGCACAGATGAAAGCTTGTTACAGCCAGAACAACCCGAAGTGGGATTGCAAGAAGTGGAGCAAGGAAACACGGAACTTGTCGAAGTTACCGCAGAGGAAAACAACCAAGAAGTAACAGAAGACGTAATTGTAAACCCTGTTATTGAGCCAGAAACTGAAAAGATCGTAGTAGAAAATACCCCGGTTTTACCGGATGGCATTCAGAAGGTTGTTCAGTTCATGGAAGAAACTGGAGGATCAATTGATGATTATGTAAAGTTAAATACAGATTATAGCAAGTTAGATGAAGATGTTTTGATTATGGAGCATCTTGCAGCTGTTAACCCAGATTTATCAGAAGATGATATTGCTTTCTTAATGGAAGACAAATATGATTTTGATGAAGAATACGATGACGCGAAAGAAATAAAGCGCAAGCAACTTGCTAAGAAAACGGCCGTTAAAGAGGCTAAACAATATTTAGAAGGTTTAAAATCTAAATATTACGAAGAAATAAAATCTACGTCAAGGCTAACGCCTGAGCAAAGAGAGGCGGTTGAATTTTTCAATCGTTATAAAGAAGAGAATGAAACAGTATTGCACGAAGCTGAAAAACAAAAGAAAGCTTTTCAACAAAAAACTGAAGAAGTATTTTCACAAGACTTTAATGGATTTGATTTTAAAGTTGGAGAGAAAGCTTATAAGTTGAATGTTAAAAACCTTGCTGATGTGAAATCTTCGCAGTCTGATATTAGTAATTTCATTAAGAAGTTCTTAAGTGAAGATAATACTATGAAAGACGCTAAAGGTTATCACAAAGGATTGTTTGCAGCAATGAACCCTGATTTAGTGGCACAGCATTTTTACGAACAAGGTAAAGCTGATGCTGTTAAAGAAACAATGGAAAGATCTAAGAATATCGATATGAATCCGAGAGGGGTTCACGAAGCATCGACAATTTCAAATGGTTGGACTGTAAGAGCGGTTAACGGGCAAGATGTTTCACGACTAAAAGTGAAAACAAATCGTTAAAAATTAAACAAATTAGAAAATTATGGCAGGATCATTTACAGGGTCTACAGGGGCATTAGCTCATTT